CAAGAACTTATGTTGCTGATACTAAAAAAGTAGACATACCGTGGGTTACTTTTGACGGAAAAATTATGACACAAAGATACCGTCCTAAAATTCAGGAACGGATAGAATTTACTGACCCAGTTTCGGGTCGTAAAGTAGCAAACATCTACGAATCGGCAGCAGAAGACGGTAAGCTTTTAGGCAAGTCTTCTATTCAAGACGCTGCGATTGGGTTAGGTGTAAACGGTAATCATAGTAATGATGCCGTGTTAGTTCGACAGTTTCACCTATGGGGTAGGAAAAAGAATATCGGTACTGGTACCATTCACGATGCTTTTTTCACAAACATAGGACATGCTGAAGACGCAAAAAAAGCTTTAAGAACCATCTATGCAGATGCTCTTGGAGGAGACACTATACGTAAGACACTCAAAGAAATGCGAAAGCAAGGACTGTCTTGGAAAAAATACAGGGAACTACTAGCACTTGCTAAAAAGCAGGGGTTGATAGATCCACCAAACAAAATTACTCGCAAGGAAATACTAGCACCTATTAAAGAAGGTGAAGACTGGTATGGAATTGGACCATAACTTTTATAAAGTCTGTGACTTGTAATAGCTAATAAAAACGAAGGATGTTCCTTCACTTAAACTGTAACCTCAAGCTGTGCTTGAAAGGAAAAATTATGCCTGATGAAATTATTGAAGAAGTACAAACTCCTGAAACGGACAACCTTGAAGTAGACACTCCTGAAGTGGCTGCAGCAGAGGTCTCTGAGACAGTTGATCCAGTAGAAGCTGCTGTCCAAGAACGCCTTGCACAGATGAAAGCCAACATGGATCGTATGTCTAAAGAGCGTGATGACGCTTTGAAAGTTAAAAACCAAATGGAAGCAGACGCTAAAGCAGCGAAGATTGCACAGTTGGAAAAGGATGGTAAACTACAAGAAGTAGCAGAAATGAAAATTGCTGATCTTGAAGCCAAACTATCTATCTACCAAGCAGAAAACACGAAATTAAACCGTGATAGTGTTCTACAGAGCGCTCTAGCGGGTTTAGACTTTAAAAATGATCGTAGTCGCGAAATGGCTTATAAAGACATTGTTGAGCAACTATCTCAAAATGAAGACGGAGGGTGGAGACACAACTCTGGTACTTCTATAGACGATTTTGTCGCTGGATACTCTAAGAGTGAAGACAACTCTTTTCTATTCCGTGTTAAATCCAATACTGGATCTGGCGCGGCTAACAACGCAGGTGTTTCTAACGTTTCTCAAAAGAAAACTTTATCAGAAATGTCTACTTCAGAAATGCTCGCAGCAGCCGAAAAAGGCCAGCTGGGTTCATTTAACATCTAATAGTTCTATAAAGGAATAAAATAATGGCTATTACAAATACTGCATTTCAAAATGTGGCTCTTGCTATCTCCGCTTACAGCGATGAAGCTTACACCACTGAAAAGAAGCTTAACTCAACAGGTATTGTAGGCAATCGCGCTGACATTACTGCTGATGGCGAAAGCTTCATTGGTCAGTTCCGCTACTACAAGCCACTCGCAGCAACCGTAAACGTTGCTTCGCTTGCAAGTGCTACTGACGGTACTTACACCGATGTCACAACTGACATTGCTGACTATGTTAAAACTGTTCGTACCTTTGGTGCGCAGCAAGTAAACATGCAAGAAGTTGTATCAAAGCAAGATGGTCTTGCCAAAATTGCCCGTGACTTTGCTGAAGTTCGCGCACAAGACGAGCATAACGCTCTGCTGTCTGTCCTCAAAGGTGTCGCTCTTAGCGAAGTTACTTTGGGTGACAAAGGTGGTTCGGGTGCTGGTGGTTATATTGGATTTGACACAGACGGCGATGCTGCTGCAACTGGTCACTTTGTTGACGTTAACGCGCTGGGTCTCTTCGGTGCTGCTGCAACTGGTGCTGGCGATCAGCGTAAGTTGTTTGACTCCTCGGCTGCTGGTGCTGCCCGTGGTGAGCGTCTCTTCCGCGCAATCGGCGCTGGTATGAAAGACCGCGAAGCTGACTTTATGTACCTCGTAACTTCACCAGAGCAAATGGCTGAAATGCGTGCTGCTAACCTCGTAGAAGATACAATGGTTACTGATGGCAACTTGAGCTTTAATACTATCTTTGGTGGTAAATTCCGTTTGATCCTTACACGCGCAAATCAAATGATTGCTGGTGCAGCTTCTGGCGACTTGAACGCACGTTCTACTAAGTGTTCTTTTGTCATTAATCCTGCAGCCGTAACTGCGGCTCCTGTAAGTGTTCCAACTCCTGTAGAAGTAGACCGTGATGCGGCTTCCTATACTGGTGGTGGTTCGACTAACATTTGGTATCGCTATGGCTTTATCATGCACCCCAATGGTTACGACTGGTCAGGCGCAACTAACGCGTTTGCAACTAACGCCACTCTTGGTGCTGCTGCTTCTTACGCTCGTAAAGCTGCTGCGTTGAACTTGGACATTCTGCCCATTTTCCACTCCTAATCTAAATCTCGGAGGAACTAATGACATTAACTGTAAATACAAACAGCTACGTAACTGTAGTTACAGCGGATACTTATTTAGAGACTCGGATTGACAGTGACAACTGGACTGCTGCTTCGACTGCTTTAAAAGAGTCTGCACTTGTGACAGCTACCGCCTTGGTAGACGATCACGCATGGATTGGTTCTGCTGTTAGTTCCTCCCAAGCTCTGGCATGGCCTCGTAACAATGCTACCTATAATGACACCCGAATGGGGGCAACCATTACCATTGGTAATACGGTTATTCCTGATCAAGTTATAGAAGCGGTTTATGAGCAAGCCTTACACTTAGTTGATAACGAAGATCTTTTACAGGGAAAGACTCAGACTTTTGAGTCAATCTCTGTTGGATCTGTTAGCGTCAGCGACTCAAATAATGATACAAATAGAATTCCAATTAAGCCTTCTCTTGTCTTAAAAAAGATAAGACCATTGTTAAACAAAGCCTATAGTACTAGTATAGGTGCTTCGTGGTGGAGGGCTAACTAATGGTTATGAGATCTAGAATTACTAACGCTGTTAATAGAGTTTTTGATAGTGTTGGTGATTTAGCAGTAGAAGCAACTTTAGGTAACAAAACTGTAACTAATTATAGCTTTTCTACTGGTGAAGTGACTTCTAATATTGTAGCAGTACCTACAAAGGCAATTATAACTACAACAAGTAGAAATAATAGAGGTGGTTCTAAAATAATAGCAGTTATCAAGTCTGGTACTCCTGTAGATATCTATGATACCTTATATGCCAATAGCATCCTTTATAATATAGAGAGTGCGGTTGATAATGGGTACACCATAGAGCTTAACTTAGTTAGGGAGGCATCATGACTTTTGCTAGCTTAAAGAGCGCTATTGAACTTGTTTTTACAAGTGCTCCTTGGACTTCACATAACATTGCAATTTATCCTGATAACTATCAAGGTCAAACTGCTAATCAAAATGAGTTTTGTAGGTTAAATATTTTACCCGCAACCACTGCTAATAATTTTGGAGGCAGTAAAACCTTTGCTGGTTCTATTATTGTATCAATTTATGTTAAAGCTGGAGAAGGACAATCTAGAATTATGGCTATAGCCGACATTTTGGATATTCTTCTTGGTAACAAAAAATTAACTAACGGCCCAGAACTTGGGACTTCCTATCTTCAGATAGGTGGACTAGATTCGGCTAATTCTGCGCTTTATACAGCGCAATACGTAATACCATTTAAAACATATGGAGAATAACTAAATGGCACATATTTCCGATTTACGCGCAGGTATCTTTACTTACCTCGACATGTACACTGCGACTTCTGGCTTGTCCGATGCTGATACAGACGCAGAGTTTAAGGCTCTGTTTGTAGGCTCTACCCCTGGAACTGCAACTACTGCTGACGGACAAGTAACAGGGGTTGACACCCACTTGGCCTTCCCTTCAGTACGCGAATTCCCTTCGATTGGTACTCCTGCAAATATTGTTAACGTCCCTGTCTATGGTCAAAAGACCTCTTCACAGGTTCAAGGTCAGGCCGATGCGCCTAGCCTCGAAATTACTGTTAACTATAATGCTACTGATATGGCAGACCTTCACTCTTTGATTGGCACTCAGATTGCTTTCCGCTTTATGATGGCGGCTGCGGCTTGTACTCTTGACGAGCGTGTTAACACAGCGTTTACAACTGCAAATACTTCTTTCTTCTTTAAAGGCAAGATTGAAGCTATTCTGGTAAACGCAAGCTTGACAGATGCTACTACAGCAACTATTACTTTGTCTACTCAGTCTGATTTCATTGGACCGTCTACTAAGTAAAAAATATAACTAAGGGGTTCTTTATAATGAGGAACCCCTAATTAGAAATAGAGATCGCTTATGATGGTCTTCTAAGGAAAGTATTATATATGGAAAAACCATTTAGTAAAAGTTTTGTTATGAGAACTACGTTTAGACATATGAGGCGTAGTGTAGA